GGCGGCGGTGGCGGCGGTGGCGGCGGCGGTGGCGGCGGCGGTGGCGGACCGGGAACAGCAGGCACGTCAGGACGCGGGCCAAACGGACGCATGAACTCTGGCCACTCCACCGGCCTGCCAGCAACATTGACATCCTGCACGCTTGGATACCCGTGCGGATCGTTCGGATCGCCGTCGGTGCCCAGCCCATCATTGGGGTTGGCATCGCCAGGCGAATAGAACAGCGGGATGGTGGCGCGCAGCGTCACGTCGACCGTGAGTATGGTCAGATTGCTTGCCTCTGACGGGTTGGAAATGGACTGAATGTCCGGGCTCTGAATTTGGACCGGCCAATCGTCGGTGAACCCGGCGAATGTCCAAGGTGCGTAAAAGGACCGATTCGACATATCGGACAGCCACAACGCCAATTGCTGCGAAATCGAGTTTGCGGTCGGCTCGTCGGCTGCAATGATGGCGGCCTGAGTGCGGATCTCGCCTTGGATGATTCGCACTTGAAAAATGCGGTTTTTCGTGTCCTGCGGGAACGAAAACCAGACGCGCTCTGAAACCTGCCGGCTGAACTCGCCAAGAATCGGGGTGTACGTCTTTTCGACAGCCACAAGCACCACGGGCAGCGGCGCATTGGTCGGCTTTTGCGGGCCATTCTCGTTCCGCCGGTACTTGGAAATCATGGTCACAACGTCGTCAACCATGCGCCCAGGCGCGAACAACATGGCTTGGTTCAACGGCCGTGAATACCATTCATGGGCGCCTTGTGTGTCTGGCGCAAACGCATCCCGGAACCTTGCCAAGTACGCCCCGAAAGCCTCCTTGATGGCAAAGTTTCGGCCGTCGCGTTCCGTGGCCACTGATTACAGCCCCATCCGGCGCGCAACCTCTTGCATCGGGTCGACCGGCGCGCCCTCTTCCGCCTTTTTGGTCGGCAGCGGCTCATAGCCTGCCAAGTTCGCATTGAGGAACCGGCGGGCCTTTTCGTCCAAGTCGCTGGCTTGGTTGCACACACGCGGGCGCATGCCGGCGCTGTCAAGCAGCGCACGGGCTTTGTCCGGCGCGCTGGCCAGCATGCCCAGCAGAGACTCGTTTTCCTCTTGCATCTTGGCAACTGAGTCCAACGCGATCATGTAATCGTCATGCAGCCGGTCGTACAGGTCGGACAACACTTTGAACATGCCCGACTGTTCCTGCACCACGAAGTCCAGGATCATCGCCTTGTCTTGCGCGTTCGCCGAATCAAAAACGACGGTATGCCCACGGTTGAAGTGGAAATTGGGTTCAAGCACATAATCAAAGCCATAGAACCCGGTCGGAACATCCATCCCGGCGCCCATGCCGGCACCTGTCCGTGGCCGTGTGTCAATGGCAGACGAGAAACCGCCCGTCTTTGACTGATACAGCAACGCGGCCTTCTTGCCCGGTACGGTTTGCAGGAACTCGGCTTGATGCTCGACGTTGCCTTGTTGATCCGCGCGCAGCATAGTGGTGATCAGCGCGGGTTCAACATGCACCGGCTTGCCGTCAACAATGCCGCCCTCGACTGGATTCATCCCAAACACGATGCGCGGCCAATGCCCAAAGTAGCCGTACAGGTCGCGGTTCTTGACCTGTTCCTGTACCGCCGGCCCGTTGATGATGGCAGCCAATGCGATGCAGTCAAAGTGCCGATCTTGGCCCCGATGGGTGCGCCCGCGCTCGCGCACGTTGTATTTGATGATGTCGGTTTTCATGCTGCGACCTCTTAGGGTTCGTGCGACGTGACAATGTTGTATGTGCCGGTCGAAACGATGGTGGCGCCGCCGCTGTCAGATGCGACTTCGATTTTCAATACTCCGGCGCGCGCTCCGGTCACGCCCGTACCGCTGAAATACTTCCAACCGGCCCCGGTCGTCAGCGGAATCCAGGTGTTGATGACATCGCTCAAGGAAGATGTCGGTGCGCTGCCGCTCAAAACGGTGGCCCGAATCCAGTAGCTGCTGCCGATGCCGGTAGTGCTGGGCGCGTACCAGTTTGTCGGCAAACCGTAGGCGGACAGCGTTCCCGATGGTGAGCCGGTAGCCAGAATGCCGCCGTCTTGTTTGTAGCGCAGTCCCGCGCTGGCACCAGGCGTCCCGCCATAGCCATACGCGATTTCGTTTGAAAGATTGTGCGACCCGAGCGCCGATACCGGGCCTGCCGGTGGCGGCGGTGGCGGCGGCGGTGGTGGCGGTGGTGGCGGTGGCGGTGGTGGCCCAGGGGGGGGAGGCGGCGGCGGTGGTCCGGGCGGCGGTGGTGGCGGCGGCGGTGGTGGAGTTGGAACCGGCGCGACGTAATCGTCCCCGCCTTCCTCAAATCCATCAATCCGGCAATTCACATCTGCCTGATCGGCCTTCAGGTACACGGCACCGCCAGGCGCGACGATGTTTTTCGGATGAACGACAACGCCCGCTGCGGGAACGGACTGTCCAGCCTCGAAATACTCGGTCGATGTCGGTGCGCTGCCGCCCGCTGCTGCGATGCCAAGGTAGATTTTGGCCGTCGGGTTGCCCGATGGGTTGGATACCACGGCGCGCAACACCCGATGTTTGCCAGCGCCCACGGTATCGCCGATCTTCACGGCCGTGCCAGGCGTCACGGTCACGCCCGTAGCCGCATATGGGGATGCGTAATCGTCGTTGTCTTCCTCGAATCCATCGACCCGGCACCGCACGCCCACTTGGTCCGCCTTGAACCAGATGGCCCCGCCCGCAAGGACGACGTTCTTTGAATGCACCAATGGCGCGGACCCGGCCAGCAACCCGGCCGAGTTTTCCAGATACTCAACTGGCAATGGCACCGATGATCCGGTCGCTGCAATGCCAACAGACACGACAGCGTTGGAATTGCTGTCTGGGTTGGTCAGCGCGATGCGCAAAACCCGGTGGCGCCCGGCGGGAACGTTGTCCCCGACCTTGACGGCAACGCCAGCGGATGCAGTGACTGCGGTTGCAGCGTATGGATTGGAAATTCCCAAAGTGGTGGCTCCCTAGCTGCCAAAAAACATGCGTCGGGTACGGCTCAAATCGCCGTCTTGCAAGCGCCAAAAGGCCGGATACGTCAGTGGGTCTTTGGCTGAATTGGCGCTGATCGCCCGGTACAGGCGTCCGTTGGATGCAATGACGCGCGCGTCCGTGACATAGGCGATGTCGGTTTGCCAGAAGCCGATGCCATTGATTTTTGGCACATACTGCGGGTGTGCCGATGGGTCGACGCGATGCTGCGCCAGCAAAAACATCAACATCGCCGCATCGGGGTCAACCAAGATGCCCACGGAATTGGCCGGCGCCGCGCCCAGGCTCAGGTTGTAGACCTCGCCCAAGTCAACACCGCCGTGTGTGCGGTAGGCATGCAGGTAGCCGGTCGCTTGGGAGTACAGCGCGAACAGAACCCCGCCAGCGTCAGGATCTCCAGCGTAAAAGCCGACTTCTTTGGCTACATAACTGGTTCCCATGAAGCCGGCGAACAACGCATGCACGGAAATCTGTGTTGGCGCCGCGCGGAAGCCCCCGGAAATCGCCGCTTTTTCGCGCCGATCCGACAAGGCTGTCTCGGAACCGTCCGGGTCATAGGAGGCCGCCCCGAGGACAACATGGGTCAGCAACAACTCTAGCCCGTCGTTGTGCGCATTGATGGCAGCCGTCAGGCCGGCAACGGTAATGATCGGCTGAAACGGTGTGGTCATGTTTGCCCTTTGCCGTGATTCTTGACGTGATCGGGCGCGTCACCTTGGCAAATTTCCCGAAACCGCACGGTCAAATCGGCACCGGAACCCCGCTGTAGTCGCTGCCCGGCGCCAGAATGCAGTCGCATGCAAACGTCCCGACCTCCATGCCCACGAACGCATTGCCCATGACAATCCCATGCTCGCCAAGACTTTCAAACCGGCGCAACATGTAGACGTACAGCACCAATCGGGCCGCGATGATCGTGTGCATGGCCGCCGATGCGACGGCGATCTGTGTTCCATCGGCGTCTGTTGTCTCGATGCCAACGTGCAGCCGACTTGTCAGGTAGTGGTTGCCCCCGTCTGTCGGTGAAAGCGCAGTCGGGTAAGGTTCGGCTTTGTCCTGCCACATCTGCTGTACTTGGCTGCCGTCTGGCCACAGCAGTTGCAGGTAGTACCGCAGGAACGCCAAGCCCCGGCGCGGGTTGCGCGCTCGCCATGCCCGGAACAACTCGCGCATGTAGGCTTCGGTGTTGATGTTGCGCGGCATCGCCAAGCCTTCCTGCTTGACGTGGCGCTCCACGGTGGTGAAGTTGCCCAAATGCGGCATGCCGTACAGGTTGATCTGGAAGAACTTTTGGCGCAACAGCGTGCGAAACACGGCGATGAAGATGCTTTTCAGGTCCGCTTCGACCTGATCGGCCTCTTGGCTGGCCTTCAGCGGGTCCATGTCCGGCGGGATGATGCTGGCCGGCGTGAGCGGCGGGAAGTTATCAACCATTGCTGGCCCCAATGGCTTTGGTCAGGCATGCCGCGCAGTAGCGGCGCCCCTTGAACTCGGTGGCATGCGCCGCGCACAGTTGCGACTTGCACCGGACTTTGGCGGTTGTGAACGCGCAACGAATCTTGCCGATGTCCAGGCATGCACTGCAGCGCGGGCCGAGTTGACTGCGCACCAGCATCGGCGCCCCGTCATTGGCCTTGGTGACGTACAGCGTCACGGCGTCAATTCCACAAGCCGATGCGTTGATTGATGCGCGTGATCGTGACCGTGATACTGGCGTCTGTCAGATACCGGAATTGCTCTGGCAATGGCGACGGCAAGGAGCCAAAGCTGATTTGCAAGTCAGAGATTCCATCCTGCAGCGCTGGAACATTGGTGCGCAACAGGTCGGAAATTTCATTCACCCGGAATGCGTCGATCATGCCTACCGAGGTTTCCGGCGACTCGTCGCTGTAGTTGGCAAGCAGCAGGTTGCGGATTTGCGTTTCGACCTGTCCGGGCTCATGCACCACCGAAATCTTGGCGCTGATCGTGAGCGGCACTTCAATGTCAACGCGCTCGACAAAAACGACCTTATAGCTGCTGTCCACCAAGCGCACCCAGCCTTTAATCTGCGACTCGGTGATCAAATCGGACTGCCCAGGCACAGAGTATGAGACGAACAGATTGTTGATGTTGTCGACGCTGGCCCCGCGTACCGATTCCTCGATCTGTTCGTTCCAAACCGACAGGAACCGCGCTCCCAGCAGGTACTGACGCAAGTAGAAATCGAAGTTGCCCAACTGGACAACGTTGTGATCGTAGAGGGATGCGTAGCGCGTCAGCACCCGAAGCATCGCCATGTCATGCGGATCGGCGCCTTTGGTCGGTACTGAATCAAGCAGTGCCGACAGCATGTTGTCCGCCGGCAGCACGATGTAACGCAGCGCGAACCGGTCGCCTACCTGCACGTCGACCTCGCCCTCGCATTCTGTGATCGTGATTGTCAGGGCAGCGCCATTGGCCGGCTGCACACCGGTCACGCCATCGGCGCCGAAGCGCACATAGACTTGCCGGAACACATCGGTTTCGACGTGAAACACCTTGCTGCCCACGGCCGTATTCACAAAGTCCGGGCTGTAGGTGTACGGGCCGTCCGCGTCCGACACGTCAATGCCCATCAAATGCGAACCGGTCGGGCTGGGCGGCACCAGAACCCTGTAGAACGGCTGCGAGTCGGTCACGTTGTCTGTGATCGTGCGCACGGTGCGCTGACTTGCCGTCGCAGTGACATCGGCACCAGGCGCCAAGGTAATGGTCGCATCCAGGACGTAAATCCGGCCCTTGGTGTCCTGAAACTCGCGCCCGGCAGCCAGCGTCAGTGAGGACGTGCCCGCGTTGTGCAGCGCCAGCGCCACTTGCGCCCCGCGTGCCAAAGGCAAGATGCCCTTCAGGCTGGCATCGGCCAGCACAGTCCCGTCGCGCGCTTTGATGAACGGCTCGACTTCAGCCACGTCCAACTGCTGCGACATCATGTGAAGCATCGTCGCTTGTGCGCCAAGCTGCGCCAAGATACGCGGATCGCCGGCTTGCACCAGTTGTGCGACGACCGGGTAGTTCGACAGTTCCGCCGCGATTGCCGCATCAATGTCAATGCGCTCAAGCGCCATTGTTTGCCCCTTGTGTTAGCACCAGGCCCGCGCCGGCCACGTCCAACACGATGTCAGTCCGGTCGGTTCCGCTGGTCACGGCGTACAGGTTGACGGCATCGCTTGGCATCGCCGCCAAAATCGGCACGTCTTCGCGCAGCTTGCGGATCAATGCATCGGCCTTCCCGGAAGATTGCGCAGACTGCAACAACTCTTTGACTTGCGACCCGTAGCCGCTGCCCAGATAGCCGCACGGCGGGCACGACAGCCAATGCCGAACCATGTCCTGCACTTCGCTTGCAGTGAGCGCGTTTTTGAGGGCCATGCGCGATTGTGGGCGGGCGCCTGCAGGGCTTGCTTGTTGTTTTCCGTGAAGAAGAATAGATTTTCTTGACTTTATAGAATCGGTATTCTAAAGTGCAGTCATTCCACCACGCACCGACCAGGAGCACGCCATGATTGACTTTGCGGCCATCCAAGGCCCGACAGTGATCGAACTGTCCGGCGCTGGCCATGCCTACGCGCAGCGCAAGGACGCTGAGTCGATGCGCTTGGCTGCCATCTGCGAAGACATGGCTGACAAATTGGACATCAACGGGCGCTTTTTGTCCGACAAACAACAGGCGTTCGCCGCCAAACTGGTGCGCCAGTCCAAAACCCCGGTGCAAGCCAGCACCCCGGCCGTACCGGTTGCCCCTTCGTTGTTCCCCAAAATCCGCGCCATCATCATGGACGGCGCGACCCTTTACTTTCCCACTTTCAAAGCGACGGCATTTCGCAGCGGCGCGGTGGCCATCGTTTCCCCGGTCTTCGGGCAAGCCATCTACGGCTTTCTGGAAGAGGGTGGCCGTCTGCGCACTCGCAACGAAATGACCCCGGAAATCTTGGCGCAACTCAAGGCCATTGAGGCAAACCCGCTTGAAGAAGTCAAGCGGATGGGCCGTGAAACCGGGCAGTGCTGCATGTGCGGACTGAAGTTGACCGATCCGGTGTCGGTTGCCAACGGCATCGGCCCGATCTGCGCAGGGAAACTTTGATGAACAGCATCGACCGTTCCCCGCTTGTGTCCGGGTGGCGCATTCTGGCCTTGCTTGCCGGCGCGAAAGTCTGGCGCATCGCGCAAAACATACCTTCAGACCCCTGCCCTGTTTGCATCGGTGCAACCTACTTTGTGCCAGAGCGCAGTCGCGTGATTGGCCTTGGTCCGGGACCGCGCGACACGATGGTGCAGTACGAATGCGATGGGATAACCATGCCCATAGCCCGCCCCGGCACGTCGCTGGATCAACCCTATGCCGTGGGCAGTGTCACAGCAACCCCAGCCAGCATGATGCCGGCGTGGGCTGCGCGGGTGCACATTCAAGTTACGGGAATCGTCGTGTTCAAGCCGCGCGACATCCTGACCAATGACGATGCATGCCTTGAGTTGCCGATGAGTGTTTTGCCACGTCTGGCGTCTCACATTCCGCAGGCCCAGCGTGCCAGCGCCCTTCTCGCGCTAATGCATCTGTGGCGGCAAGAGCACGGCATCCACTACGGGTTTGAGGCTGACCGGATTTTCTGGAAAGTTGAGTTTGAGCGCTTGCAAGTCGCATCTGCAGACGCTGTGTTGGCTGCACAAGCGGCCTGATCCACCACCAAGAGGAGTGCTATGAACCACCCTGAACCTGTCATTGCATCTGACCCAGCGCCTGATCCCGCGCCCACCATCGCGCTGGATGCGGTGGCCGGATCATCAAACATCGCCGCCATCGGATACGACGCGCAGTCCAAAACGTTGGCCGTGCGATTTACCTACGGGCTGACCTACCACTTCCGCGATGTTCCGCCGGATGTGTACGCGCTTTTCCGCGATGCGCCTTCGAAGGGCTCGTTTTTCGCGTGGCACATCAAGGCGGATTATGTCGGCGTGCGCATCCATGTCGACCACAAGACACCGCCGCCGGCTGCGGCACAAAGGGGTATGCCATGAGCACATCCGATGAACTTTTGCGCCAATGCTGGCTGTCTGGGCAGATTGACGCATCCCAAATGCCAGACGAAATAAAGGGAATGATCATGGCCGATCAATCGCCGCATGCCAACGAGGCACCGAACACCGCCGCTGAATCCGCCATCGCGGCCTACCGCCAAGTCGAGCGTTTGCGCAAGGAAGGCGAAGATCGCCGGGCGAAGATCGCGCAAGATGAATTGCGGATCGAACGCACGCGATGAGGGGTGCGCAAGCATCCCTCTTGATCAACCTGTTCTACCGAATCTGTAACCGGAGACTGATGATGCCAATAAGACCAGAAAACCGCGCCCGCTATCCGAAGAACTGGAAGTGCATTGCGGACGCGATTCGTGAACGTGCGGCCCAGCGGTGCGAAGGATCACCAGCTTACCCAGACTGCCGAGCGCCAAACGGTGAGCCTCACCCGGTCACTGGATCGCGCGTGGTGCTGACTGTGGCGCACCTAGACCACACGCCGGAAAACTGCGAGGCGCACAACCTCAAAGCGATGTGCCAGCGGTGCCACCTGACGTATGACGCAGAGCACCACAAACGGACTGCCTACGCCACGCGCAAAGCTGCGGCGCAGACGGTTGAGATGTTTTGATGCGGTAGAACGCTGGCGGTAAGCCGCAGAGCGAAGCGAAGTCGGATTGACCAACCTGTTATACGGATTTTTACCAATGAACAATGAATTGATGTTTTCGAGCAAGACGGACATGTGGGCAACACCACAGGCGTTCTTTGACAAGTTGAACGGGTTTTTCCAGTTTGAAACCGACGTGTGCGCCCTGCCGACAAACACGAAGTGCCACAAGTTTTTCACACCTGAGCAAGACGGCTTGGCGCAGGAATGGACAGGCACTTGCTGGATGAACCCGCCCTATGGCCGTGAGATTGGCGCATGGGTCGAAAAGGCATACGTGCAGGCGAGGCTGCATGGCAGCACGATTGTTTGCCTGCTACCGGCCCGCGTCGATACGCGATGGTGGCACGACTACTGCGCAAAGGGCGAGGTGCATTTTGTGAAGGGCCGTTTGAAGTTTGGGGACGCGAAAGACAGCGCCCCATTTCCTAGCGCGGTGGTGGTTTTTCGCCCACGGGTGGAAGACGCACTAGCCGTATAACATGCCTGCCCACCCGAACCGAGGCCCGAAAGGGCCTTCAGCCAATCCAGAGCCGGAGGTCATCCGTGCCGCGCGGGAGGCGGCAAACCTGACCCAGACAGATGCTGCTGCGCTTGTGCACGCCACACTGCGCCGCTGGCAAGATTGGGAAGCCGGCGACCACCGCATGCACCCCGGCCTCTGGGAACTGTTCCAGATCAAGACCAAGGCCTGATGGTCTGCTCGACCTGCGACGCTCGATTCCACACGGACTGACGTTGTGGTCATGGCTTAGGTTCCACCATCAATTCCGAAGAGC